TACAGTACCTTTTGTACAGTAAATCGGATTTATCATTCGCAATCTGTTAGTATTATCTTTCTTTCCATCTTCTACAGTAAACGTACCACGTTCCAACATTGCATCTGTGACACAGAAAATATCGTTGCTAATTAAAGTTTCCTCTAAATTACTTAAATCACTCTTTAGGTCAGCATTCGCATTAGAAAGGTTATTAAGTTCCTCCTGATAATCACTTTCACTCATGCTGCTCTGGTACCATTCGGATCCGTTCCAAGTATACTTGCATTTCACATCCGTACAATAATATGTATCATTAACTACGTTGCCTTCTGCCGGCAGCTCAGCATAAGCAACAGAACCTTTAAAATTATATGGTGTTGAGACATCCGTCTTGTCCGCTTTTGTCTCGATGAGCTGTCTCGCCTCCAGGTCAACAGCGCCGGCCTTGCCATCATAATAACACTGTTGAATTGCATCATGGATAGACTGTCTTACATCCTTTCCAAGTGATGCCTTGATAATGTCATTTAAATATTTCATAATGTTTGACATTTCTTTCATCCTCCTTTACTAAGTAGAACCTTCCTATTTCGTAATAACTGCATTTTGCTTCAGCATAATATCTGTTGATGTCTGAAAAATTGTTCCAAGAGTAATTTCCGATTTACTTGGATTCTCAAGATTCCTTACAATCTTCGAAACCATCATGTACTTGTCAATGTTATGCGGAAGCGACAGAACGCGAACCATATCACCAAGTTTTATCATTTCAACATCAACATCAATTAACGAAAGGTCCACTGCCTTAATTGTTATAGTGGATGATGTTCCGGTTCCTGACGCCAGATGTTGCTGCGCCTTTGTCAAAAGATCTGCTGCTACAGTAACATTTTCAAATGTTTTCTGCTTCCACACCCAACCATACAGTTCAATACCTGCTTCATTAAAAATGTAATCCAGGTTATTATTTACACTCTTAATATCAAGTCCATCGGCTCCCGTTGGAATCAGTGCCGTAAACACGTCTTCGGAATTAATATATTGCGTAATATCCAACAGATTTTCACCAAATTCAATGACCTGCGAATTCACTGAATTATAATCCGCAATATAATCAATGTATCTGATGCTCTCCGAAACTCTGGTACGGATAAAGCCGCCAAGACTGCTAATAAGCTTTCTTTCAATACATTCCCATGTGTTAATGAAATCCTCGCTAGAACACACTATGTTTTCACTTGCACCTGTTACCGTAACTTCCCCGACAACAAACTTCTTTTCATTTTCCACCTGAGAATTATGGTTTGAGATAATCTGCTCAAACAAGCCAGAAAGACCTCCCGAATAAGAAAATGGTCGCATGACAGAATCAAGAAGAAAAGACAGTTCACCTTCACAGTAAACTGCCTTTCTGTTATAAAAATCATTTTCATAGTCCAACATTCTTCCTCTGAACAGTTCTTTCCCGTCCTTATAGACTCCGACAATTGACTTCATCTTTTGAATGGAATCATGTTCCGGATTTGTTGGCGGAATAGTGAACTGCATGGTAGATGCTTTGTTTAATTCTTCAGTAATGATCGGACTGCTTACAATATAACCTTCTTCAATCAGTAATGGGCTGCTAAGAATCTTCCCTCCACTTTCAATTGAATACATTTATAAAGCACCCCCTCTAAACTTGATACTAACAGTTCCTGCTCCTGTAAATTTCATTTCATTAATTCCTTCAACGATAACAATGCTTACAACTTTGTTTGTTCCTTCTTGTAAGTGGTATATAGTTCCATCAAATTCAACATCCATTGCTGCACTAACAATAATATCAGGACATACTGTTTTCCTTGAACCATAGACATCGATTGTCTTTTCTCCATCGACTACAATGTCTTTGTATCCACGGATAACATCCGTATCAAAGTTAAAGTCATCCCAGATAAACTCTTCTGTACTATCCAACACTTCAAGCGCATAAGGCTTCGCATCGCACTCAATCTCTAGCTTACCGATTGTACCGTCTGCATCAAAATCCTTTACGGCCACTCTTCCTTCGTAATAATATCCCGGAATATCTGAAAATACGATTTTGCAGGTCCTTCCGTGAAACTTATTAGCAACCAATCTGTATGTGCTTAATGAAATACTACTTTTTCCTATCTTCGTAAAAGATAAGAAAATATCCCGATTATTGTATTTTGGTTCGCCATTCAAAGCTTCAGTCAAATCAATACAACCATCAGCACCCGGAATATCTATTGTTATTACTTTTGGTGAAGGAGGAGAGATCTTTTTGCTTGAAAGTAGCAATCCATATTCTGAATAAAAGTCAATTCCATCAATGCTTACTTTATTCATGCGTTATTTCTCCCCTTTCTACCGTAAATTCTTCCAAGTTCCATATCAACGCCTGGCGTTATTTCTCCAACTAATGCTCCCGAATCCATAACCACTTGCAAATTTGCCATTTGCGGCATGTACTGCTTAAGAAATTCAAGAATTTGAAGAACAGTTCTTTCCAGATTTGCATTCTGGCTTGCCACCGCCTGCTCTACATAACCCTGTAGAACATCAATTGGTGCGATTGCCTCCGGTCCTGCTTCACCACCTGCCATCAATCGGTTTCCGTTTATGCCAAACACGGTTGGTTCATCCATAACACCACCCTTTGCATACCAATCAATGCCCAGAGATGGAATAGATCCCTGCAGTAAATCTCCAAGTTTCCAACCGGAAGGCTGAATGTTGAAGTGTGGCAGCTTAATATCCGGCAGACTTACATCAAAATTGAAAAATCCCTTGATTTTGTCAATAGCATCCTTCACTTTGTCCTTCGCATTATTGATTTTTTCTTCAATCTTCGTTGCAATGGAATCGAAAATTTCAACTACCTTATCTTTTGCATTCTGGATTTTCTCGGAAATACTCTCTTTGATTTCCTCAAATTTTGTGGTGACTTTTTCTTTAATTTCAGCCACTTTTTCTCCAATAGCTTCGCCTATTAATTCAAAAATTCCACGAATAAATAAAAAGGCTGATTCAAGCGTTTTTAGTACCGCTTCCCAAAGACCTTCCCAATCACCTTTGAACAATGCAATGAAAATCTCGATGATGCCAGTCACAAAATCAATTGCTTTCTGGAAGGTGTCTTTGATTTTATCTAAATTTTCCTCTACAAAAGTTTTAACCTCTTCCAAAAATGGAAGAAAATCATCCTTGAACCAGGTTACTACTGCCGAAACGACATCCTTGATTCTTGCAAAAACAGTTCCGAACAATTCACCTATCAGTTCCAGTTTGTCTTTGTTTTCCTCATATAGTTCCTGGATCATACCAACAAAGGTCTGAATCACCGGGAGAATGTATTCTTCCACTGCCACCCTAACCGCTGCAGATAATTCATTGAATTTCTCCATAATGGTTTCGATGGAAGGCTGTACATTCTCATAAATAGAATTCATTATTTTTGAAAATGCATCAACCATATTTTGAATACCTGGCAGAACCACTGTTTTCCATAATTCTGCAAGGTGCTCAAATTTCTTTTGGAAATTACTTAGATAAATTTCATACATCGGAACTATGTAATTCTGTGCCAGTTCTGTAATCTTTGTCCCGATATCGCCGACTATACCCAGAAAACGTTCTCCAGCTGCAGGAAGCTTTTCGCTTACCCAGCCAATCAGTCCACTTACTGCAGGTATTGCTTTTTCTAATAGCGTTGCACCAAATGATTTTACTTTCGTTATTGCAGGTTCAACCACCGCACCAATCTTAGCCGTTGCCCTGTTCCATTTTTCTTGTGCCGCATTGGCATCTAAGACAGCCTTATTATTTTCCTTATATAGCTGCGCACTTTCCGAATACAATCCGTTCAGCGTTTCCGTAATAAGTGCCTGGCGTTCCTGCTCTGTAGTACAAGCATCCAACTGAGCCTGAAAATCTTCTTCACTTACACCTGCCCAATTTAATGCATCCGCCAATCCTCCGGTTAAAGCACCGGTCTTTGCTGTCTCATTTGCTGCTTCGGTTAACCCTTCAATAGGCAAGGATGCACCAAATTTTGCATATACGCCCGTACAAATATTAGTCCATGTAGACAAATCCTCCTGCGTATCACACAGCATTGCTAAATGATTGGATGCTTCAACTGCTTGTCCCGTGTCACCAAGCACCGCATTTAATTCCTGGTAAGTATTAGTGGCATCTTCTGCTGTAAAACCTGCAGACTCGTATGCTGTTTCCAGTTTCCCCATTTCATTCCGGTATTCCCTGGTTGATTCCGCAATAGACACAAGTGCGCCGCCAACAGCGGCTGCCGCTCCAACTGCAGCTGTGGCAAGCCCTGCACCCCACTTGGCCGCTGTTTTAATTCCATTTCCGAGCTTTGTGGCAATACCATCAGCATTCTTTTCAGTTTTTTTCATGCTCTTGTCGGCCGCATCCGTGTCCACAAAGATAGAGCCGAACAATTTAAATATTTCCATTTAGAATCCCCCTTACTTCCGAGAGAATTTCTTCTGCTGTCTGCTTCTTGACCTTTTGGCCCATATCCTGCTCCACACCTAACTGCTGCTTGAATTCCTCAAACGACATCATTCTCTGATAAGAAACAGCCCAGCGATTAAAGAGCATTTCTTCGCTTTTCTCTCGTTGGGCTGTCCTTATAATATTCATGCCGGTTTCAAAATCTGTGAGTAGAATATCTTTTGCTCCCGCTCCATAACGTGAATAAAGCAGGTCAATTACTTCTACTGTAACTTCCCTGCTGCTTTGAAAAAATCCGTTATGTTATTTTCCTTCGCAATCTGCTTAATCTGTTCCAGCGTAACATCCAAAGATTGCGTTTTGAACTCCTCTGGAGAAACACCTGCAATCCCGCCAAGCAAATCATATATTTTCTCTTCCAATGTTGGCTCAGAACAGTTTTCCATGATTGCAAAGAACGCCTGAATTCCGACCTTCTCAGAGATGTTGCCCTTCTCCTTGCTCGCAGATGCTTCCTGAATAATTCTCGAAATTTCATCTTTGACTTTAGCCTGCTTAATAATACGGGCAAGTTTAAATACATCCTGTGTTTGAATCTTTCTCATTGTTCTTCCCCCTTAACTACTCCGCGGCAACACTACTCTTTGGATAAAATACTTTATATGGCGGAGTATCTAAATCTTCCTGAGTGTAATGACCATAGAATGTCATTGGAATCGTAGCTTCTGCCTTATCCTGTACAGTTAACTTAAGGCCATCTGTATTCAGTGCATTATATACCTGAATAATAACAGGCTTGTCGCTTCCGCTGAGTTTGCCAACCCATGTTACATTCTCGATATAATCATCAAGAGCGATATCTGCGTTACCGGTAATGACATCGTAGTCTGTGTCTGTTGTGGAATCCACAGAAGCGGCGCACAATGCAGCCTTTACACTCTCTGCAGAAGTCTCAAGCACAGTTGCCTTAAGATACACATCCCATGCATCAATGGTCTCAAGGCCCTTTGCACGACCCTTGACACCGTCCACTTCAATCTGTCTGACTAACGGAACGGCAGAAAATTCGCCACCTCCCTTTGTGGCACCAATCAGCTTACCAGCCGCTACTGCCTTGTCGAAAGTATCGTTATCACTGCCACCAGACTTATAACTGAAATTTTTAAAAAACGCACCAGCATCTAACAGCAAGCGCTCTGCGGTTTTTGTTGTAAAACCAGAATAATTCTTCTTTCCCATGTTAAAACTCCTCTCTTAAATAGACTTGCATTTCAAATTGTTCTCGTACTCTCTTAATCGATTTGTCCGGGTCAACTACATTTTGCCGCTGTCCCCGGAATATCCGGATAAGAAATTTGTCTGTGCTATAGTTGCACCGGTGCAACTTCTGCTCCAGGGCATCCATTGTGCTTTCTGCTCTGGAATAGTTTTTGTGCTGGTCCCAGACGTTTATCTCAAGATTATATGTCTGAAGCCCATCGCTCTCACCTGTGCGTACCGTACTGAATACACTGTACGGATAATCCGCACTCTCCGGTGCCTCTTCGTTATATGCTCCTAATAATTCTTCCAATTCTTTGGTTAATCCCAAACTCACTCGTCATCACTGCTTTCATTTTCTATCAGCTTTAAAGCTTCCGCTTCATTTTCCAGTGCAGATAAATATTTGCTCTCTATTTCGATAATAGTTGGAATATTTTCTTGCACTGTATTAGTTAGGATTCCTAACTTTTTCATTCTAGAGGAACCCAATTCCTGCTCGACACCGTACCAGGTTCCGTGTTTAATGCCTACCTGTAAATCTATCTCTCGTCTTCTCGCCCAGTATTGAAAAGCACCCTTCAAGCCCCAAACTCGCATAGACTTTCCAGCCTTGCCCAGTTTCCCTTGACCCATATGTCCTAAACCTTTAAGGTTTTGAGCTTTCTTGTTTGCAGCAAGAACGAGAAATTTTCCCACATCTCTCAGGGCTGCCAAGCTCAGTTCTTTGATGGTATAGGCGCATCTATCCACGTTAGAAATAAACTCTACTCCATCCTTTGTGGTTCTAGTTACTGATGGCGGCAGTGACATCCCTTACACCTCCATAACAGGTAATTTCCAGCTCATTTTCTTCCGTCTGGTATGTTTTTAAAATTTTAAATTTCGTGTCCCCGTATATGAGATACTTCTGCCTTTCGTAATCTTCATAATCCGGAATCTTGAACTTAATTTCCGGCTTATAATCCGAAGTCTGCGCCTGATAAAATTCCGTCTGGCTGATGGATTTCTTCTTGGCAAATAACTGGGTCATCTCCAGTTCGTACACCGGATCGCCGTACTCATCCACTTTCCCGGTCTTAATTTCATTGGCAAGATATATAATTTCGTTATACATCCGTTTTTTCCTCCATTCTCACCTCAATGACAATGTTAGACTTTCTAATGCAGTCCAATTGATATTCCCAGCTCTCTTTGTACTGTTCATACCTTGATTCCTTGCCCATTTTCATAAGACAATACGTGACAATGGCATCCTCCACCAGCTCATGTGAAGATTCTGCTATAATGTCAGAAACACCCGAGCGGATCATCTCCGCCCGGGCCGTCTTAATGTTTCTGTCAATTTCAGTTCCCAGAGCCTTGGCTGATGCAGTTCCAAGCCTCAGCGCCTGGATAATACTTTCTTTCAGCATGCTCTACCTCCAAATTACGCGTTAGCCTTCTTCTGAACCTTGGTGAAGCCGTTGTAAACTTTAACGTTACCACCGACCATAACTTCACCAAGTACAGCAATCATTCTTGACTTTAAAGCAGCTTCTTCGGATACTGTGATTTCGTAATCGCTGAAAATGTCAACTTCGTAAGCCAGCGGCTTGCCGTAATACATTACATCTGCACCGGCGGATGCCTTAGAAAGAGGTGTAAGAGCAGAATTGAGGCTGTATCTGCAGGATAAGCCGCCATCCTTGATGATACCTGTGTTCGGATTTGCTTCGTCCGGAGTAATCTCATACACTGCTTTCTTTTCGTTGGTTCCGCGAACAGCGCCAAACGCCTGCAGGTCTTCCTTGGAGAGAAGAAGCACCGCAGCGCCTTCTACATCATCATCGCCGCCGTAGCTTAAGATGATGTCTCTTAAGGTGGTTGCATCGATAGCAGTAATCTCTTTGACTGCCTTAACGGCCTTTGCTTTGTTGATACCGAAGAACTTTGGACTTTCTGCATTGTCAGAAGTTACGATTAAAGCATTGATTTTCTTCTTTAATGCCTTTAATGCAGCTCTTTCTACTGCCTGCATGTACTTAACCGGAGAAAGCTTCTTAGTTTCTCTGGACACTTCAGTGTACACATCCACAGTAACCGGTGCAATTTCCGCATAATCTGTCTGGAACTCACCGGTAGTGGAAGTTCCTTCTGTGTCTGTTCCTGCTGCCATACCCGGAATCTCGTATGGAATCAGGTTGCCACCCATACCGGTGCAGTCCTGAACGTCTACAAGATTTAACATACCGTTACCGGATACTAAAGATTCCTGAACTTCATTTTCTGTACTCTTTGGTACTGCAATCTTACCGGATGCGATAGTTAATGCTCTGCTTTCTGTGAACTTAGCAGCTCTCTCTTCTTCGCCTGTTGGTGCACCGGAACTGTGGTCTTCCTTGTTTCCAAGTCTTCCGCTGACATCCAGCTTCTTTCTGATCATTTCCTCTTCTGCAGCAAGTTCTCTCTGCTCTGTTTCAATTTCTGCAAGTCTCTCCTGAGTAATCTCGCCTTCAAGTTCCTTCACTAATTC